CATCGATGAAACGGGCATGGACACGCCTGCGCCAGAAAGCAAAAACCCGCTTGGCTCACACCAAGCGGGTTTTCTTGTTTCTGGTCGGGGCGAGAGGATTTGAACCTCCGACCACCTGCACCCCATGCAGGGCTAAAATCCGGCTGAAAAGACCGCCCAGTAACGAATTCGTCCGAACCCTTCTAACTCGATGCCTATATGGGAGGCACGGCAGGATGCGGCTGCTAGCCGCAGCATGCTGGGTGTATTAGAAGCGCGCGAGCCCGGCCAAGTTAGTCGAAGCGCTGGCAGTCACACGCGCTGTACTGCGCCTCTTTACTTGCGATTTCCTTCGCAATGCGCACGCGAGCGGTGCGCTGAAATATTGGGACCGCCAAGAACATCAACCCCGTTGCGAGGCCAGTACAAACCAAGAAGAACTTCCAACCAAGCTGGTCAGTGATTCCTAGAGAAACTGCTAGCCAAGCCATGGATGCAGACTGCCAAGTCAGGAGCCCTCCGCAGATGATTGCCACCCATAGGTACAGTCGCATCGCCCTCAGCTTTGCATTCAACCCCAGCAGTTCGCCCTTTAAGCGTAAACAGGTTGGAAACTGCTCGTCCTTCGTGTGAAGGTTCTTGGCTATGTACTCGAACGGGTCACTCATCAGAACACGCGACAGGGAACTAAAGTAGTCCTATCGGCACAAATTTTCGAATCTTGAGTTGGATCGAGCCGGAAAATGGGCTGTATGTCCGTACTCACCGCGAGCATGCCCCGCCTCTACCCCAAAGCCACGTCTTCCCTCCCCAGCCTGCGGCTTCCGCCAAAACCGATCGATCCCAACTACCATCGTGGGAACAGGCCAGGACAAGCACCGGCGGGTGGTCGAGAAGATACGGGGCACCCTGCCAAGACAGGACGGGTTGTAGGGCTCGCACGATACCGGCACAGGGGGACGCCAGGCACGGGATCTCCATCAGATTAAGAGCCGATCGGCACAACGACGGTACTATGGAGCCCTCAACGGCAACTAAGCGCTCCGGCCATGGAATTCATCACCCCAGGTGCACCGCTTTACAAGTTTTATGGTCTGGCTGGAATCGATCAATGGCCCCGATTTGAAAGGCTTTTGAGGCTTGGGGAAATCTATCTGTCGAAGCCATCTGACTTTAACGACCCGTTCGACTGCGCACCGGACTTCGACCCTGCCCCGATCCTTGATAGGAAGAGCGTCTTGGCGCTTCACAACAGCGCCGGCAAAAAACACGGCCACTCTCGAAGCGAGCGGAGACGCCGCGCCGGATCGTTCAATGCGTTACCTAGAGCCGAAAAGATCCAAAAATACAAATCGATCGGACTCAAACATGTGCAGAACGTTGGCATCTTCTGCATGACCGATAAGCGGGATCATCCTCTCATGTGGTCCCACTATGGTGATAAGCACTCTGGTGTCTGCGTCGAGTTCAAAACGGACATCGGATTATTTCAGCTCGCCAACAAAGTCCTATATCGCAAAGCCCTTCCAGTCTACAACCTCCGCGGGGAATCCCGGGAAGAGTACGCAAGGATGTATTTAACCAAAGCGGATTTTTGGGACTATGAGAGCGAGTACCGGCTCATTGCAATGAACGTAGGTTCGGAAAATAGGGTCGATGCCTTGAGAGGGTATGAATCCGATCACGATCTGATGTCCTTCGCTGGACGCACGCAGACACATGGCATTCATCAAATCAGCAGCTCGCTGATCGCAAGCATAACGTTCGGCTGCACGTGCCCGCCTGATACGGTGCGTAAGGTAATCGAATCAGCCACTAAGCACGGTTTGCGTATTCCGTTCTATCAGGCGGAAAAAATGGCCGATCGCTTCGAGCTACGGTTCCTCACAGTGAAAGTCTAAGGCCACGCCTCCACCGTCTTCCGGTGCTTCGCCGCACACTCCCCCAGCGCCTTCAGCACGTCCCCCATCACCCATTCCTGCCAGGCGTCATAGTCGGCGGCGGCCGGCGCTTCCGGGATCCGGCATGGTGCCGCCAGCGCGCTATCGAGCGGCGGCGGCTTGCTTGGCCGCGTCGACGGCGTCGGACATGAGGCGCACCCGGCCAGCATCAGGGCGGCAATCAGCAGGCAGCTTCGGAGCATTCTTCAGGTCCTTCCGGATGGCGTCGAGCTTGGCGCCGAGGGTGGTCTGGATGCCGGCGAATTCGTCGGCCTTCGCGCGGATGGTCTCGCCGGCCTGCCGTAGGTTCCCCAGCGCGGCGTTGGCGCTGGCCAGGTCCGCCTGCGCGCTGGCGGTCTTCATCCTGTCGATCTCGGCATCCTTGCGCCAGCCGTTGGCCGTCCAGCCGGCGGCGAAGATCGCGGCGGACAGCAGCGCGGCGCCGATCGCGCGCCATGGCAACGTCTTGAGCAGCATCAGCACGCTCTGCCCTCCGGAAAAGCGACCATCGGAACCGTCTGGCCGGCCAGTTCATGCGTGCAGTCGGACAGGAACTGGATGTGGCCATCGGTCACAAAGGTGTGGCAGATGCCACAGGCAAATTCGCGCGGCTCGTCCGGGTTCTCCTGGTAATAGGTGCACCAGCACGCACCGTTCTCGTGGCCCGGCACGTAGTGACCGCTGCGCACCAGCACGCTGGGCGTGAACGTCGGACGGTCCGCGTTGCCGTTCCAGCCCCAGCGCGGGCCGGCGCCCTCACCGTGGCGGATGGAATGGGTGTCCTTACAGCCAGGGCACCAGAAAGAAAGCATGCCCGGCGCGATCTCGCGCAGGACTTGGGATAGGCGGTTCATGGCGTTGCCGCGCAGCGCGCGTAGATGTCGGCAATGGTGCGAATGTGCTGCCGCGTGTCGTCGCCCTGCTTCAGGGTCGGTAGCGGCGGACAGTCGCGGCGCGGATGGGCGGGCATTGGCGCCGGAGGTGGTGGTGTCACCGCGCAGCCGGCCAGCACCAGGCAAATCAGGATCGATCTCACTTTCGGGCCGCCCTCACCTTCCGGTTTGCCGCCTCAATGTCGCGGTTCACGTCCTGGCGCTCGGCCTCGGTGAGGGTGCGAGGCGCAACTGCCGGCGGCGGGACGGGGCGCGCAGCACGCTTCACCGACTTCGCCGCCTCCACCGACGCCTCGGCCGCCTGTGCCGATGCATTGGCAGCTGCCGCCACCTTCGGCGTCAGAGCTTCCAGCGTCTGGCTGTATGCAGCCTGCAGCCGGGCAATCTCTGCCTGGTGATCGTCCCGTTGCTGCGCCAGAATCTCGCGCGACTGCCATTGACACAGCGCATAGCCGGCACCCATCCCACCTCCGACCATCAAAGCCATCAGCGTGATCGCCTCCAGCATGTGCGCGGTACGGACAAACGTGGCACGGTGGCGCGCCATCCATTCACGAATCCTTGCCATCAAGCCTCTCCTTCAACAGCCGCACTTCCGCCGTCAGGGCTGCGATCGTGCCCTTCAGCTCACCGATCTCGCGGTAAGCGTCATTGCGTTCCTTGTAGGCAGTGTCGGCCCGCTGCTCGGCCAGGTCGGCTCGCGCATTGGCCTTGTCGACCTGCTCGGACAGCCTGGCGATGATGTCGATCTGAGCCTGTGTCTCGGCCCCGTCCACCTTGTCGTTACGCCACGCCTTGCGGATGAACCAGACTGCCCCGCTCACTGCGGCGACGAGGAATCCCAGCGCGCCACCAGTGCCCCCCGGCACGTTCAAATCATTCAGGTCCATCGTTTCCCCGGTCGCCGTGTGTGCGGCTGTCATTGGAGGCCCAGTGCCCGGCGGGCACGGTCCCAGCGTTCCTTCCTGTCGTCGAGACCATTGATGCCCCCGTTGATGCGCCGGGTCAGCGTCACGAAGTCCCCCGAGTCGGCCAACACGTTGAGGTTGCGGCCTTCCCAGAACCACGCCGCCGAGCGGGCGGCCAGGGCATCAGCTTCCAGCATGGTCGGCATGGCTTCCAGATCGACACCCAGCGCCAGCCCGCATGCGCGGTAGTTAGCCCGGCCGGTGATCTGGATCAGGCCGCGACCCATGAACCGCTTGCCGTCGCCCGTCTGGTTGTTGCCCAGATCAGCCCGGCCTTCGTACCGCAGCTGCGCGGCCGTCGGTCCCCATATCTCTCGCGTGCAGGTGAAACCCAGCGATTCGTGGCCCACCTGAGCGATCCACGCGGCTGCGCGGGCGGGCAGCAGGATGCCGCGCTCGAACAGCGCCGGCTCGACGTGTGGCCACCAGCGCGCGGCGAGCGCCGGCGACAGGCCAGCAGCGGCCTTGAAGGTCCGAAGGTCCATGAACAAACTCCAGAAATGAAAAAGCCCGCGCAAAGGCGGGACCGGAATGGTGATTGGCGTGCTGTTAGACTCCCATCCGCTACCCCGGCTAGGAAGGCGGGAAGGTGGATCAGAAAACGGGATTAACGATGACGAAAGAGCAGAAGATCTACGGGTTGGATTACGCGCGGGCTGTATTCTCGGTATTCGTGGTGCTTTGGCACCTTCATATAGCCGGCACGTCGGCTATTTTCAACCCAGAGACCAAATCACCATATATTCCGACCCTATCTGACATCCTCAACTTCAACATCCTTCTTCAGGCTGTCCCCTTCTTCATTCTTGCCTCGTGCTATTTGTACGCTGCCAAGGCTGACTCGATCCACTATCTCGGCCGTCGCGTCCTGAGAATTGGCACCTTGCTTGTCTTCTGGGCCATTGCGTACCACCTCTTTTACGGCGGAGCGGATGGTTTGGTTCATGCCTTATCCAAACTTCGGGATCGTCCCGTCTACCAGGCGGTAACGGCCCTCGAAACCTACTCCTTCTTTGTCGGCCTGCTGTTCTCCATTGCGCTCGCTGCTCTCGCGACATATTGCAGCGTGAGAATCCTCGCACTATGGGTCGCCTTGGGTTCAATCGCTGTTTGCTATTTCCAATGGCAAACGGTTACGCATGGAACGACATGGACAGGAGCTTTTTGGAACCCACTTAATTACGTAGCGTATCCGGCGGCAGCGGCCCTCATCTACAGGCTCCGAGCTACGCCATCAAAATTGACGAAACTAACTTGGGCGTGTGCAGTGATGTTCGTCGTCACCGCTGCATTCGAATGGCGATTCCTCGTAGATCCGGATTTCTACGCGGGTCAAGCGTACAACCTACCCGCTTATACACGGCTCTCCTCAATGCTTTTTGTCTGTGCGGCGTTGGTGCTGTTCCTGAAGGTGTCCAGCCCGCCCGGGCCTGTCATACAGTTCATGTCAAAGAACTCTCTGGGCCTGTATTGCGTCCACCCTTTTTTGTTGGCACCAGCGTCTCATTGGAACGCACCCGTATGGCTAAAAGCACCGGCTATTATTCTGGGCGCCTACGCGATCGTAATTGTGCTGAGAAGATTCTTCGTGAAAGAAGAAGTGTTGGCCTGACGAGCCCGCCACATCTACGGTGAAGGCAACGGCGGCCAGTCTATGACAGATGGCCAACCCGATTGCTCTGGTAAGTCACGCAATGCTTGCCTGTAATTGTGCCAATCCGCAGGCACTGGCTCACCCAATTCGAACGACCGCAAAGTAACCCAATCCGTCGCACTCAAGAGCGCATCACGTCGCTGGCGCGCTCTTTCAGCCAGTTCGTCATCAGACATCCTGGTTTCGGGCGGCACGCAGACTGGCAGTCCGTCAGCCCCTGAGACAATCACCATCCCCTTTGCGTTGCCATCAACCAGCCGTTGCCAATAGTCCGCCGAAATCTCAACCGAATCTTCAGGAATAGATTGGTGGTCATCGGATTTGTAAAGTCCCAAAGTCTCCGGGGAGTAGTGATATGTTGTCATTCAAGTCTCCTTACCAACCAATAGCGATCCAGAAAATGGCACGTGGTTGGGGTTGGCTAACCCCAGCACCACCTGACTGCAGCGTGTAGATTTGAACCTGTGTCGCAGTTGGCGTACCGACCTCGCAGTAGGCCGCGCCGCTCCCACCAAGTCCATTGGTTGATGCTGAAGTCCAAAGACACGCATTGGGGAATGCACTTGGAAACGTGATTGTGTAAGTGCTCTGCCCGCTCGCCTGCCCCCACTTCACAATCAACGTTCGCGTCGCGCCGGCAACCGTACAAGGGATCTTGAATTCGCCGGGATTTGCCAGTGCCGCAATCACTTGCTCAGTCGCGCACGCTTTAATAGAGGCGATCAGGTTCGTCTCCAGCGTGGCCACCGTGCCATCGTCAACTGCATTCTGCCCACTCTTGTCCGCGATAAGCTGACCTAGCAGCGCTGCCATGATGCTCGACTGCCGCCATGCTTTGTTGAGTTGCGCTGATTGAGCCACCCCCGATGAAAAACCCGCCGTGCGCGCGGCCAGAGCTGCCCACGCGGCCTGGGCCAGGACGTTGGCCCCGGCGCCCCCGCCAAAAACCAGAAAATCATTCGTTGCCATTGATGGTCCTTACAAAGGTGTGCCCCAGGCACCGACATCGAAGCCGGCCACGAGGTTGTTGCTGATGTCAAAGCCGAATATCGGCGCACCGTCCACGGAGGTGACGATGGTGTAGTCCACGCGCACTCCCTCGGGCTTGAGCGGGATGTAGCCGCCTTTCAGCAGCGCGAGGAACACGGCAGACGGCACCTCACCAGCCACGCCGATGGTCATCGACATGTCCTGGTTGTCCTGGATGAAGACGAAGGTGCCGCCGCCGAATATCGAATCGAGAATCGCCTTCGACGATTCGAGCGTTCCGTCCCAATGGTTGGCGCCGATCTTCGCCCTGATCGCCAGCCGGTAGGTGTCGTTATCCAGCCTGGTCAGACCGGTGTCTGGATCAAATGGGCCTTTCCAGCTGCCTTGATCGAACCCCAGCCCTGATGTGTCAAACGAGAAATACACCCCGGTCAGCGGGGTGTTGATATTTCGGGAGATCCCTACCCACGCACCGACATCGTCGAGCTGCGCGTCCACGGCACTGTCCAGGTCGAACTTCCCCGGCATGCTGCCGAGCAGGTTCTGCAGATCAACCATGGGCTGGGCCAGCGCCTCGACCACCGCCATGAAGTCGGGCTGCTGGTTGTGCTCGCTGGTGACGCGTCCCGTGTATTTGGAGATGTCGGCCATATCACGTCACCGTCAGGGTTACGGACGCCGGCGTACAGGACGCAACCTGGTTGAATGCCAACGCCACGTCAGGTGCGCCGGCGCCGCCGGGGCCCGTCAGAGTCAGCCCCGTCAGCTTGAAGGCGGTACCGCCGCCCACCCCGTTGGCGGCCGTGATGGCGTCAGCCCACTCGACGCTGCCCGACACGCCGCCACCGATGTCCGCCGCGTTGATGTAGTCGGCCACGGCCTGCTTGATCGCGTCACCCACTGCCGTGGTATAGCCAGCAAGCGCCTTGATCGTCAGTGCAGCTGTCAGGTTGGCTGTCGACGGACGGAAGAACCGGATCGTGATCGGGCGTCCATAGACGTCCTGCACAACGATGGCGGTTGTCCCGTAAGTCGGCGAGCCGGGCGTCTTCTTGCCCGCGATCGCATTGGCGATGTCGGTGGAGTCGCCGCCCTCCACTACCAGCGAAATCGAGTGCGGCGGCAAACCATTCGCGTCTGTCGCGGCCGAGTCGTTCTCGTATGCACGCACGCGGGTCACGCCCGGCACATTCGACACCGCGCCGATGATGCCATCCAGAACAGTCAGTGATGGCAGCGCCGTGGATACGGTCTGCCGCTGCCGTAGCGCTGCGTCTTTCTCTACCGGCGCGCCGGTCGCAGCCGCCGCAGGGTTCGTCACGGTCTGCCACCCAAGGGTCGGCGTGCCGATCTGATTGATCGTTCCAGAAGCAGCGGCAATAGCACCTATCGAGATGCATGTCGCGGTGACAGTGACTTGGCCAGAAGGCGGTATCGTCACCGTCGGCGGCAGCGTCCATTTGTTCTTGTTCGCGTCCGTTGCAACGCCGTTCGTGATCGTGGTGCCGGCCTGGCCGATGATCAGGAGGTCGGCCGTCGAGAACGATGCTGCCTTTCTCCGAATGCCATTGATCTTGACGTTGCTGGACAGTGCATCGGCCTGTGCGGTCGCCGGGCTGAAGGACCGGTAGATGGCCACCGCCACAGCGTTGGCATCATTGATCGCCGAAGCAAAGACCGCGAGCAGCTGGCCGTCCTGGCTGTCCTCTTCCAGATAGGTGTCCGGTCCGTAGATGGCGCGGTACTGGTCCTGCAGGTACTCAAGAACTTCGGCGTATGTGGGCGCGGTGATGCCGCTGGCATCGATCGTCGGTGCGGTGGTGGTGATCGCCATTACAGAGTCGCCTCAACTGTGGTGGTGCCGTAGATGGTGTTGATCGTTGCGGTCACGGTCAGCTTCCGTTTCTCGGTGTCTACCGAGCTGGAGTACTCGGTGATCTGCAGCACGCCCTGCGTGCCCAAGATGCGCCGGCGGATCGCCGCGTCGTACGTGCCGTTCGTGTATTTGCCCAGCACCTCGGAGCTCCATGGCGTGCCGGCGGTCTTGTCGAGGAACCATTCCCCGCGCAGCAGGCGCAGCCGCGTGAGCACGGCCTGGCCAACGGCCTCGGGCACGTCCTTGTAGAAGTCGGCTGCTTGATTTCCGAATGTATAGTCACCATCCTGAGATAGCTTTCGGTACCGCATGGGAATCCTCAGTTGACCGGGCCGGTGTTGCCGCCCTGCGGATCGGAGTGGGTGTGCGTGTCATCCACTCGCTTGCCGTTCGCCAGCATCTGGCCAATGACGTTCAGCACGCCGTTGAATACTGCCGCCGCGCCGCTGGCTGCACTGCCGACCATTCCGCCAACGAAGGTGAGCAGACCCGTGATCGTCACGGCCGCCGAGAACGTGGACAGGGGGGCAACCACATCGAACCCGCCCGGCGCCACGATCTTGACCTTCTGCAGAGCCGGGTTCATCTCGATGTAGGTGGTGCCACTTTCGGACCGCAGTTGGGTGGCCGTGGTACTGACGTTCGGCAGCGCCCGCGGCTTCGAGCGAAAGCCCAACAGCACGAATCCGTCCGAGAGATCGTGCATGCGCACCTCAGCCTGTTCCTGCACGCCGCCCGACTGCCACCACCCATCGATGCATCGGCTGGCGAAAACCACCAGACATTCGTCGCCCGGGGCAACGGGAAATGTCAGCGTACAATTGCCCCCAGACGGGAATTGCACCGGACAATCGACCAACAGCGGCAGCGCCGTACTGACAATCGACCCATCCTGCTGGCGTACCAGCACCTTGATCGCAGGCTGTACGGCGCAGGTCAGGGGAAAATCACCGCCGCCTGAGAACGACTGGATGATCCCGGGAAGCGCGGTCCAAAGGCCCGCACGCATCCCGTCCAACGCCTCCCGAAGTGCAATCTCGGGATCGCCTGCTCGCTCTCGTCTGTCCATGGATGTCGCTATGAAGAAGCTGGTACTGATTGCTGCGATGGCCATTCCTGCAGCCGCCTTTGCAGAGCAACTGGTAGATGGAGAGGCCGTGACTATTGTCGGCGTCTTCAAGTCGACCAGGGAATACGGCACAGCAAACGGAAGAGTCGCGGAGATTGATACCTTTTTTCTGGTGCCAAACCAAATCGATCAACGGTTTCCGCAGGGATTGACCGTCAAGCCAGCGCCTGCGACGGGCCTAACCGAATTCCGAGAGTTGCCGCAGATAGAAGTCGCCGCCGACTGCGTGATTAGACCTAGGAGATCGCCACAGCGTCCGATCTGCGAGTTGCGCGCATATGAAGCTGCGAAGACCACCCCAGCCGTTTCATATGAAGCGCGCCAAAGGCAGGAAAACGTCGAGTCCGCAGAGATCAAGATGCGGTCCTTCGATAGGGCCACGGTGGGACGAACTGCCTACGTTTTTGCAACACCCATCGACGAAATCACCCCTCGCGCGGCTATGGTCGCGATCCTTTATCGCGATGCACCGTGTGAGTTGCCATTCAGCCAGGCCAAGGACATGCGAGCGGCCGAGTCTCTGTATGGGCGCGCTCTGGTGCCAGCGTGCTGGGGTCACCTCATCACCCCCACCAAAGACAAAGTCGTCATCTTGACGAAGTTCGGTGATTCGCGAAATGAGTCGCTGATCAACTACGCAGAAGCGAAGATTCTGCCCGATGGTTCCGCTCGGTTCATCAGGCCAGCCATGTCGCGCGATGAGTTCATGAAGAATGTAGACGCATATCACAAGGCGCTGCATTAGCCGAACCGCTTGATAACGCTGTCTGGCGGCACCGTGGCCTTGTTGTCAAAATGCTTCGGCAAAACAGTTGCATCTGCCGCGAGGCAAATTACTTCCGTGTAGTACTCATTCCCCCGTGTGTCGCCGGTATGGTCGGCGATCATCACGTAGTAATAGCCGTCGTCCTGTAGCTTGGCCTGTTCCTGGATTCGCAGGTTCTGCTCTTGCTGCTTGATATCCAAGCTGTACTCGTACCGCTGCACGCTGGCGTTGTCGATCTTGATCAGCGTCCCGATCTTCACGCTGGGGTTTAGCAGCATCTTTAGCGTGATGCCGTTCTGCGTCTGCTCTGGCAGCCCGACCATCCCCGTTTCGGCCGTAATGACTGGGATGTCCCCGGGCATGTACGACGTTTCAGGCACCATGATGACCTTGCCGTCCTGGATGCTCCATACCGTCTGAGTCGTCTTCGCAACGGAACGCATGTAGTCGCGCGACATGCCGAACATAACCTTTCCCCGTGGCAATGACTTCATTGCTTCGACGGAACGGTCCGGGGCGGCCTCTGCTGCTTTCATGTCGCGCAGCATGGCAAGCGCACTGTCGTACGCGGGCTTGTCGTTGAACTGGATGTTCCGCAGCATCACACCCGCCGCATCGATCTTTGCCTTCGCCTGCCGGTAGAGAGCCAGGGCGCCCGCCTGGTCGCCGGCGGCCGCGGCGGCGTAGCCTTGCGACTCCAGATCAAGACCTTCAGCCAAGGTGCCCTTGGCCTCCTTTGTGTCGTCGTCCAATACCTTCTTGGTGCGATCCACCTCAGCCTGTTGGCGGGCAATATCCTCGGCAGTCGGGCGCGGGACGCTTTGTCCCCACGGGGTGTAGCCCAGCGTCACGCCATACTTGACCATTTCCCGCGTGCAGACGTCGACCTGGTCGGCGACGGTAGAGCCGGCTGCGAGCGTTGTGTTCACCACTGCGAAGTTGTACGCCGAATCGCCGTCCGCTGCCGTAATGTCTAGGTACGTGTCCGTCTGGCTTTCCCGACCCCGCCGCACCTGTTTGATGGTGCCGTCGAAAATGATGCCGAAATTGCCTTCGTAACCGCCCTGCACCACCAGCCGCGTGAATTCCTTCTCGATCCGCTGCCGGGTGGTCTCCGAGACGTTGTACACCCGCACGCGGGCCGAGTTGGGCGTCTGCAGGTCGCCGCGACTGATCTTGAACACGCACCGCAGCTCCGACAGCTCGGTCGCGGCACCGCCGGACTGGCCGACCAAGATGGATACCTTCCTGCCGTACTGTTTCGTGCCCATCAGTCAGTCACCCAGAAGACGTGCGACCCGATGCCCAGGTCTTCGAAAGTGGGCACGTCGTCGGGATTCGCTGATCCCTGCACCCACAGCCGGCCGCCGAAATCGAGGTGCCGGTACTGCCCCAGCAGATCCACACCAGTCACCAGCGGCAGGCCACTCACGAGCGCCTGGTTATTAGCGTCCGCGATGTCCAGCACCCAGCCCGCGCCGCCCGCATCCCGGTATTGCACCGTCATCCGGTAATCCACACCGCTCAGCGTCACCGTGAACCGCTGCGGATCCGGCGACAAAGGGATTTCGTAGAAGGTCGGCATCACATGCTCGTTGGTGGCACCGAGCCGCCTGGCGCTGGCGTGGCGGGCATCGCGGCCTTGGTGCCAGTGTTCTGGGTCTCGGCAGTGGCCTGCGGATCTGCCTGATTTTCCTTCGCCGGCAGCTTGGTCGCCTGCGTCTGTACGATCCGGATCTGCTTCAGGGTGGCGGTTACGCTGAGCGCAGCCCCCGTCTTCTGGTCCTTAACCACACGCAGCGACTTGAACAGCATGTCGCGGTACATGCGCAGCGACGTGACGACGTCGAACGGCTGCCGGGTCTCCTGCAGCGACAGCAGCTGCGAGTACACCGTGCTGATGTAGTCGGCCGACGGCAGGCTGCCGCCTTCGAAGATCGATTCCAGTGTGCCGACCAGCGCGGCCAGGTCCGAATTCGACCAGCCGCACTGGATCGTTACCTCCGGTTGCAGCTTGAAGGCATGGTCGTTGATCTGCGCGCCCTTCTCGACCGGGTGCTCGGTGATCTGCAACTCGTCCTGGTGCGCCTCCTCGATCGTGCAGCCGACTGTCACCGGGCCGATGGTCTTCGGCACGAAGGTGATGATGTCGAGAAAACTCACGAGATTGCCCCCTGCATGTTGCGCACCATTTCGTCGTTCACCTGGCGCTGGCTATCGTTCACCGCGCGCCCGGCCGCACCCGGATCAGACACGCCATACAGGTTGATGGTCGTCTCCTGCTTCAGGTCGACCGCGGCGGACCCCCGGCGGGCGGCTTCCAGATCGGCCTGTGCCGGCCGCTCGTAGTACCGCGACACGATCTCGCCTGCCTGCTGGGCGTTCTGCGCGGCTCGCAGCAACTGGCCCGCACGCTGCTCGGCGCCCTGTGTCAGCTCGTAGTTCACGAACTGCAATTGCTCCATCAGGGACGAATCCCGGATGTCCTTGCCTGCCCACGCCTTGAAGTTCGCCTGCCGGTCAGGGTGCCACTGCGCAACGCCATAGGCGCGGCCGCTATCGCCGAGGGCTTGGTGATTCAAGCCGCTACCGCTCTCGCGCTGCAGGTTTGCCACGATCCCCACGGCTTGGTCGTGCGACCAGCCCATGCGCTGGAAGAACGACACAGCGTCGAACGCAGCCCCGCCCGTACCTGCGGGCTGGCCGGCCGCCGCACGCCGGCGCGCCAGCTCCGCGTCCTCGCCAGTGTTCAGATCTCCGCTTCGGAACATGAGCGCCGCCGCGCCGCCGACCCGGGCTGCCCAAGGCAGGAAGCGAGCCAGCCACCCAGCGCCCGCCCCTGCGGCGGCCCCGGCGCCGGCCGCCCCGCCAGCACCAGCAGCTCCACCGGCCGCCACTGCGGCAGCATTGGCAGCGCCCAGCGCGCGCACCGCCGCAACCATCTTCCAGATGCCGCTGACGATCTTGAACCCGCCCAGCGCACCGAATGCGCCAACCAGCAGCATGATCTTCGTGGACCAGCCGTCGGTGGCCTTGTCCAGCTCGATGAATTTGTCTGCAAGCCATGTCAGCGGAGGCCCCAGCGCCGCGACGGCTGCCAGAATCGCGCTCGCGATGTCCGCGACGCGATTGGCGATTTCTCCAGAATGGTCCTCGAACCACTTCTGGAACCGTGCGAGCTGCGGCCCGACCTTACGCAGCAGCGCGCCCTCCACCTTGATGGCAAAGTTCTCGAACGTGGTGCCCAGGCCGCGCAGGGCCACCATGAACGCGTGGGCGTCTTCGGCCGCCTTGTCCAGCCCGTTGCGCCGTGACATCTCCCGATACTGCTGCATGAACTTGGCGAAATCGCCGTCACGCATGGCCAGTAGCAGGTTCTCGTCAATGCCGAGAATGTTGCCGTACTGGCTGGACAGCCAGGTCGGGCGCTTGGCCAGCTCGGCGCCGAGGTCGGACAGGATGTCGACCGTGTCGCGCAGCTCCCCGTTGGCGTTGCGCGTCTGCACGCCCAACGTGGCCAGGTAGCCCTCGCCAGCCGGGTTGTTGCGCAGGAACTTGGCCAGGCTCTCGACCGCACCAAAGGCAGTCTCGGTCGAGATGCCCATATTGCGGGCGGCGAAGTCGAACGCCTTCAGGCTCGTGGCCGCCGCGCCCGTGCGCTTCGAGACGAAATACAGGTTCTCCAGCTTCGACGCCAGCGCGGACACGCCCACGCTGACTGCCAGGGCCGACGCGGAAATGGTCGTCACCAGTTGCTTGACGCCCTTGGTGGCCTGCTCGACGCCGTCAGAGAATTTCTTCAGGCCCTTCTCGTCGACCTTGAAGCCCAAGGCGACGAGGAACTCACGGATGACGGTGCTTTGCGCCATTGCTCTGCTGTTCCATGATGCGGCGCGCTGCCGCCTGGTTATCGGCCCGGACGGCCAGCGCGTCATTCATCAGCGCGATGTCTTCCAGCCCGAGCGTGCCGTCGACAAGGGACTCGTACTTGCACAGACCCTCGAGGACCGGCGCCATCAGCCAGTCCTCGCCCCCCGGCAAGTGCCTTAGCCAGCCTGTCCCGACTGATCCGGGTTGCCCGGCAGGCTGGTAAGCAACCCTTGAATAAAAGGGCCAAGATTGGCCACGATGACCTGCACCACCAGAGGCAATATGACGCCCAGGTCCATGTCCTGAAACATCATGGTTTTCTGCTCGAGCGACACCACGCGCGCCCAGCCCGTCTCCTGACGGCGCTGAACCGCCGAAAGGCAGTTGTCGAACACATAATCCGCATCCGCATCATTCAACGCGGCCAGCGCGTCTGCGAATGGCTGCAGTGCTTCGCCCAGGTCTGACAGATCAGCTGCCAGCAATAGCTTCGCCTTGTCCGCGCTCGAGGTGCCGGCCTCGGCGCCGCCGGCCGCCTTCAGTTTGGCGGCCAGCTTCAGGAACGCCGGGATCATGGCCGGGATCACCGGCGCGATACGGCGCGATACGTGCAGTTGCTGCTTAGCGGTCAGCCGCCCGATAGAGTACTGGGCGCCGTTCAGTTCAATTTCACGCGCCATGGTCAGTAGGTCCCCAGCATGCCTTCGATTCGGCCAGCGTCGAATACCCATTCGACGGTGCCGCCCTCGGTGGCGTAGGTCAGATCCGGCACCTTCTTGAAGGCGCAGAAGATGCCAACGATTGCATCGTTCGCGACGGACTGGGTCACAGTGATGACGTTCTTGCCCCACAGTCGACTGTCGAGCTTCTGGGCGTTGTACAGCGCCATCAGCGTCCGGTTGATCGGCGCGGTCTTCAGATACCGCAGGGTGATCTGGCCCGAATTGTCCGCGCGCAGGCTGTGCTGAACGCTGCCGTCCGAACCGACTGTCATGGCGTTCTTGTCGTTGGCCATGGCAACAGTGATGCCCTCTTCCGCCGTTGCCTCGCCATAGCCAAGCGAGAACGAACCGCCCGGCCCGGTGATGGACGCCTGGACATCGATAAACGAATAGGTGCCGCCTTGCATGGTCTCTTTCCCCTATCAGCGGTTCACGTTGACCAGGATGTCAACGGTGTGGATGGCGCCGGCTTCCTTCGCCGCAACCTGGAACGCGACGGACTTGCGCGCTTCGCGGTCGGCCTGCGACTGAAGCGCGATCGGCGGCGCATAGACGTAGTAGCCCTTGGCCAGCGTGTCGCCTTGCTGCAGCGCGCCGAAACCGTCCGAATTCCAGATGCCCGGGGCCAGATAGCCGTTGTTCACAGCGGCCGCGCACGCTTCCTCGATCTTGGTGGCGATCAGCGCATTACCCGCGTCGGTCTGCGGGACCTTCGTCTTGCTCTGGTACAGCAGGTTGTAGACATCCGTCTGGATGCGATTGCGGAACCAGATCGAGTTGTAGATCGAGTCGATGAAGATGCCGCTCGGCGTCACGCCGTACTGCACGATGGCCGTGTCGTTGTCGTACTCGACGAATACATTGCCGCGCTTGTCCTGCAGCACATTGGCCTGCGTGCTCGACAAGGTCTCCGGCACGATGCCGGGCTCCTGCTTGTACATCAGGGTGATCGTCGTGTTGTTGGCGTTGAAATTCGTCGTCAGCAGCCGGCCGAACAGCGACGCCGCGGCGTACGCGCTGGTGCTCGAATACTGCGCGAACGAGTACTTGTAGCCCTTGGCCTTGAAGCGAGACAGCAGATCGGTGGTGGCCGTGCCGTCCAGCGCCTGCGGTTCCTGCGTTGTCGCCCCGTAGATGTGGCGCTGATCCGCCTCGATCAGGTCGGCCACGGCCACGTGCTGGTCGTTGGTCAGCGACGTGTCGGCGAACTGGATGCCCAGGAACTTGTTGGCGAATCGGTCCAGGAAGATGTTCACGCACGTGTCGGGCGATTCCGCGACGATGCCATCCACCGGCGCCGAAGCCAGCGCGCTTGTCATGCCGAGCATGGTCGAAATGTCGGTGCCAGAGCCGGTCGGCGTGGCGTAGCCGATCTTCGAGCTGGTGCCCGTGGTCGGCGAGGTGGCCACGAACTGCGACCCGTTCCAGACGAAGCCGGCACCCGCCAGCGCGGTTTGGATAATCGTGGCCACACCGTTCAGGTTGGTCACGCCCGAAAAATCCAAGGCAGACAAAGTCTTGACCGTTGCGTCCACCGTGATCTTGAACGAGCCGGCCGTGACCGCCTTCCACACCGTGATGTCCTTCTGGGCGGTGGACAGCGCCGCGCCGCGGAGCGAGCCAGACGAGGCCGTCTTTGCCCAGCGGCCGATATACAGTTGCGACGGCTGGGGCGTCTGCTGAAAGTAAAGCAACGCGGCCAGATACTCGGGCGCAGTGTTTCCGAATTCGCTGCCCACGGCATCGATAGTGCCGTACGAGCGCATGCGTTCGTTAGTGTCGATCACCGCCGACGCGCCCAGGATGAGCTCCGTGTTCAGGTTTGCGCCCTGCGCCGCCAGGGGCGACATGTTGATGGTGACGTTGATCAGCCGCGAAACGGGCAGTCCGTTGGACATAGCTACCCCCAGAATGAAAAAAGCCCGCATAAGCGGGCTCTCCTATTTGAAAACGGTGGAGGTTCTGAGATCAGAAACTCCATTGCGAAATGCAGAACAGCACGACGTCAACCACAGCAAGGCAGACGGCGAGAACTACGAAAATAATCTTGAAGAATGCTTCTGCGCCCTCCCCAACATTTTTCGCGAATGCCACGGTGACAAAGATGGCGTGAGAGATGACCAACGCGAGAAAAATGACCGATACAGGCTTGTTCTTGCCGAGGAGGTGCCATGCATATGCGGCTTGGCAAAGGGCAGCAGCAGCCACCTCAACCGACGCGACCATGAAGCAGCGCTTCATGAATGTTTGAGCTTGCTGCTCAGTTCCCCTCGCGTAGATGCCAAAGCCACCAATTAACGTCGCAAAAGCCGCAAACATGGCAGGCATGTAGCCAAGCGCATACTCAGCCAATTTTTGATGCGGCTGTGGTGGCGTCGCTCCCGCCCCAGCATGCCAACCATCTGCCGCCAAGAACGGGAGAGGTACCGCGACGATAACCAGGCAAACGAGCACCCACCACGGCGCCTTTGCTTTCCAAACATCGGTGAACCCATCGTCCTTTACTGGCGCCACCAAAGACATGTTTCGACTCCCTTATCAGCTTTTCAGATGTGCGCATTATGCAACACGCCCGACAACCTCATGCCCGCGAATTGGGGAGGAAATCTGCTCTATTCTCCGGCCATGTCTTCTAGATCGATTGCAGAATCGTGGGTAATGGATGATTGCGCCGACAACAGGTTGCGGACCGGATAAGTCCGGGTGATCTTGCGGCGCAGGGTCAGCGTCAGGTCGTATCGCCGATTCCACTGCTGGTTGATGAGCGCCGGCGCGGCTTGAATGTCGCTCGCTCTCACGAACTTCATGCCGCTGAGCGCCAGCTGCTCGCTGTTCTGGGGAATGGACATGCCGTCGGCCAGGCGCTGGGCATATCCCTTCGCGGCCGGGCCGTAGAACGAGCACAGCAGGTCAATCTCCTGGTGCCGGATGTAATCGTCGCTGCCGTCTCCGTCCCCTTCATGCTGGATGGCCGGGCTGGCATCGTTCGCCTGCCTGTTGACCCCTATGGCACACCAGTTCTCGGACGGCTCTGGCTGCTTCGGCACCGTCGTCTGCCAGCGCGGGCGAACCATGGCGCCAGGCAGGCCAGTGACGCCGGCAACCAGTTCCTGCAGCAGATCATCGAGCGCGTCGTCTTCGAGCGGCACCGGCGCCGTCGGCGCAAGGTAGCCGCCGGTGGCGCTGGTGTTTGCCATGAATTACCCCGAAAGCGGTTTCAGATCGCAGACAGCGGCCACGAAGCCGTGCCCGAAGTGGCTGTAGTCGTTGACGCTGATCACGGTGTAGGTCCGGCCCTGCCAGATCACCTCGTCGGCGTCCTGGCCGGGGCTCCCATCAATCAGCCGGAACGGCGTGTGCAGCGTGATCGAGCCGGTGATCAGGCTACCGTCGGAACCGCGCTGCAGGATGTCGCCCTTGTCGCTGGTAACCACCGCGGCGAAGGTCGTAGCCGTCGGCGTGTTCTGCGCGCGGCCGTGCCCGTCGACTGTCTGCGCCATCCGGTTGCACACCAGGCCGGTGTCCATGAAATCCGGATCGAGCAGCACGTCGACGACGTCGAGTAGTGCCATGGGTCACTTCCTTTTTCGAAGCACGTAGGTGATCGAGTTGCGGTATTGCGCAGTGTCTACCAGCGGCTTGGCCAGCTCGGTGCTGGGCTGCTGACCGGCTGCGCGGGACGCCAGCTCTTCCTTCGCGCCCTTCCTTCCGCGCCGGGCTCGGTTGCGCAGCGTGGCCTCGCTCAGAGCCGGGCCGATACCGCTGTTGATCAACGCTCGAACCGAGGACTGGGCAGCCAGGCCAGCCATGCTCATGCGCCGCTTGGCGCCGTCAAGATCGCCGTCCAGTGCCGCCTCGACACCCTTCTGCAACTGCGGCAAGGTCTTCGGCTGAGCGGCGGCGACGCCTGGAACCAGGTGGGGACGCGCCGGCAGGTTGATCTCCGGCGCCCCGTTCTCCTGGATGTATCCGATTTCGGCGTTGCTGAGCGGCGCGCCCTCGTCCTTGCGGCCGGCGGTGCTGTCGGGCACGCCGACAAGGACTTGCTCGTCGACCAAGCCGTTGATGGACTGAAGCACCTGCTTCAGCCTGTCCACCTTCATGATGCCCATGGGATATCTCCGATGGGCTGGCGCGGCTACAGCTGCATGCCGCCTGCGCCCATCAGTCTGGCGAGAGTGAGGAACCGGACGCCGTAGGTCGTCAGGTTCCACATACCTGCGTCGTCAATGGTCGCCGCGCCCGTGTCGTAGCTGGCGCTGACCTTGTCGACCGCCTTTGAAGATTGCGGGCCATTGACCTGGCCCGGGATGCCGCCCACGCTCGCCGAAGCCTGATCGCGGGCAGCCAGCACGAGGTGGTGCGCCGTGCAGAGTTCAATGCCCTGGTCGGTCAGCACACCCCATCGGTCGGGGTTCACTAGGGACACCGAGACGGTCAGCCAGAATTCGACAGACGCGTCGGAGTACTTCGTCGGGTCGGCGAATTCAGGAAAATCGGCTCTGAACTGTTCTGGTGTCATAAGTGGTTGGCTGATGCCCCTCGCGAGGCATCATACCCCGTCACTTCTTGGCGGTCTTGGCCGCAGCTTCGGCCGCTGCCTTCTCGGCCGTGGCCAGCGCCTGCTCACGCGCGGCCAAAGCGGCTTCGCGCTGGTCCAGCTCTACGACGCGCTTGGCAACAGCGGCTTCGCGATCGACCAGCGACTGGGCCTTCGCTTCCTGCTCTTCTCGGACGCTCTGCAGAATGCCATGGCTCTCTTTGAGCGCCTTCTCGCGCTCGTCCAGTTCCTTGGCCTTGCCTTCCAACTCGGCCAGCAGCTCGTCGGCCGCCGCGCTGGTATCCGGGTCAGCTGCCGGCTCTTTGCCGATGTGCGCCCGGGTGTACCAGTGCTCGGCAATGTCCGCCTCCACGGTGTGGTTGCCCACCGTGAATTCGTGCTTCTGGCCCTCGTGCTGCAGCGTGAACGCCTTCTCGACGTAGATCTTCTTCGGCATGTTGCTCTCCGATCAGATGCCGTCGCGGTAGGCGACCGTTTCGGGATACACGAATTCCAGCGACCCCAGGCGACCGAAGTACGTGGTCATCTGGTAGATGCTGCGATATTCGAGCGGCGTGCGCTGCAGCGGCACCAGCGGGAAGCGTACGCGCTTGCGATCCTGCGTGTACGCGACCATGCGGTCCTTGTTGGTTGCTCCGCGCTGGAACAGCCACTTCAGCGGCTGGATGTCCAGCGGACGGCCATTGATGCTGTTCGCGATACTGTTCTGGCGCAGGAATTCCAGCACCGAGATGTTGCCGGCGCTCGACACGAGCGTCGACACCAGCTTCGAGTACTTCAGCGGCGGCAGCAGCAACTTCGAGGGACACACCGCGAAGCCAGACGCAGTCCAGGAACTGGTCAGCAGCTCGTTCACGTCGTCCAGCATCTGCTGAGGCGTGGCGGTGGCCCAGTTGCCGGTCTGGGCGTTGGTGTTGTTCGTCACCACGGGGCTGTTCACTAGGCCATACACGCCCAGCAGCGAGTCGCCGATGTACACCTGTTCGTCAATGTCCATGTTGTACTTGAGCTGCATGCCCTCGTACTTCTGGCTATCGACCGGTCGGCCCAGCTTCTGGGCGGATTCGAGCTCCGGAATGGTCCAGCCCAGTTCCATGCCCCACAAGTGCAGCGGCTGCGCCGTCTTGCCGATGTCGAGCGCGATGCCTTGGATGGAGTTGGCGTCCTTGCCGATCCAGCTCTTGCCGCCCGGGGAAGGGCCGCCGGCCGCGGCGAACGACGAATTCGTGAAGGACGACGTTTCATCCGCAATGGAGACGTCTTCACGCAGGTCAATGTCGCGCGACCAGGTCACCGACGCCAGGGGTGCGTGAAGCTCCTGATCCAGACGTTCCAGCTCGCCAACGAGGAAGGCGCCGGCTGAGTCGATCGTCTGCCGATCAAAGGTGTGCAGCGCGTCTTTGGTGCGAGCACGAACGATACGGCGCGTCGCTTGCGCCACCGCCGGGTTGGTCATCGCTTCCATCACGGCCGCGAGTTCTTTCTTGCTGAAGTTCATGTAAAGGCTCCGGTTCGGGCAAAAGAAAAGCCGCCCGGAGGCGGCTCGTCATTCCCGTGATGGTTGGTCAGTTGCGTGCCGAGATTTCCACGTTGCCGTCGGCATCGGCGGCAGACATGAACACAGCGTCCACGGCTACCGTATTCGTGGCGTCGGCGGCGCCCTCGAAGCCACCGATCGGCTTACCGGCAGCCGCGGCGGCTACGCGTACGTAGACCTGGCCACCAGCGACCACAGCGGCGCCGCCGTTGAGCTTGACGGTCATGTAGCCCCGGCGCAGCACATTACCGAGACCAGACGTGGGCGGCGTTGCGCTGCCGAGCGGATCCTGCCCCGAGTTCGTCGGGAAGGGACGTACCAGCGCGCCGTAGAAATCGGTTGCGACCTCGCCGCCGGCGAATGGCACGAACTTGCCGCCGGACATCTTGCCTGCCAGGCCATATGCCGAGAATGGCTTCGTCGAGTCGAGGACCTGAGTCTCGACGACCGAGTTTTCCTTGCGGCTGACGTCGCCCGGGATACCGGACGGCATGCGATAGACAAATGCGACCATGGTGTTGATTCCTCGTGTGTTGTCGGTCGGTTACTTGCCGGCCCGGTCTTCCCAGAACTTGCGATTCTGGGTGTTGATGGAGGCCGCGGTGGTGGCCCGGCCGAAATCACGGGTCGACACGCCGTCTCGCGTGCCTGCCGCGTTGTTCTGCTGCTTGCGCATGGCGGCCGCGCCATTGAAGATCACGCCAACAGCGGCGGCGTCCAAAGAGGCAAAATCTGCGGTGCGACCAGCCAGCAGCGGGTCAATCACTGCCCGGCCGGCTTCGGTCCCATACGCGGCTTCCAGCACCTTGCGCTGGCAGGCGCAGACGTCGACGGTCTTGGCCTTGGCATCGAATGTCGGCATCTTGAAGCCCGGGACCAGGACTTCGGCATTCGAGCGGACCGTGGCCATGTCGCCCGTATAGGTCTGGCCAGCGGCTTCGGCGTTCTTGCGGGCTTCCTCGGCCTCGAGGATGGTGTCCTTGGTCTTCTTCTTGTCTTCATCGTCCTCGTCGTCGTCCGTAGTCGCCTTTTCCTTGGCGGCAGCTTCCATGTCGCCCACGCGCTTGGAGAGCTTCTTGACTTCGCCGAGGATGGCGTCGAGGGTGGCGCGGTCGCCGGTCTTCGCCTTCTTCTTGTCGTCCTCGTCGTCGTCCCCGTCCTCGTCGGTGGTCGGGGCCTCCTTGAGGGCTTCTTCCATCGCGGCCTCGTCCTTCGTCTTAAAGGCTTCGCGCAGCTTGTCCATCCAGGTCTTCTTTGCCATTTCGGGTTCCTTATCTCCGATTGCGCAGCGAGGGCCGCAACGGCCCCGCTCTACCAGCGCCACATGGTTGCCAATGATGTTGCGCTGTACCCCGCGCCCGGGTTCCAACTCTTCGTAGTCCGCGTCGTAGCCGCAGGACACCTCCCGCAGTCCGGCACGCACGGCATCGATCGCGGCACGGTCAGTGATCAGCAGGTCGGCCAGCAGGAAGTCGCTGTCCAAGCCGTCGCCGCGCCGCACGTTCTGCGTGATACCGACGCTGAGCTGCTTCCATGTCTCCGGCGTAACGAAATCGTCCGGATGGTCGATCGTGACTGGCTTGCCTTCAAAGCTGGCGATGGTCTCAGGGCGGAACACCTCTTCCGGCGTGCGCGCCACATGCACGATGCCGTCGCGCCCTACGGCGACGGGCACCTCGCCATCGACGTACAGCAACTCGCCGATGCGGGCGATGGGCACACCCTCGCAGAGCAGAAAGCCCTCGTTCGTGACCGACTGACGCGCGCCCAGGCGCTCAACGGTGTAGAAGCCGCTGGCCATGCGGTCTGTGGTCTTCATTCCATTCCTTCGGTTCAGCGATCGAGCAGAATCTCGCAGGCGGCCATGACTCGGCCAGCAGCGACGGTCGGAAAAATTATCAGCGCGCAGACGACCAGAGCAGTCGAGACGGTTACGGCCATGTCATTCCTCCGGAATCACCGGTTCGGGGTAACAGCGGCAGTTCGGGAACTGCCCGGCGTGGCCTGTCATCCCGTCGATCGTAGGTGGATCGGACCAGGCCACGAACTTGCCCTCCATCTTCTTGTGCGACTCGCGCACGTCGCCGTCATGGGAGGTGCGCCAGAAATAGCCAGGCGAGCCCACATGCAGCGCACGCGCCTCGGTCAGCGTCGATGCGGTGCGTGCCACCTCAGTACGGGCAATCAGGTCGGCGCGGCTCTTGGCCACGTCGCCCGACGCCTGGATGGCCTTCGAGATTTCCGACGCCCTGGTGCTGTCCTCGATCCCCTCGATGGTCAGCCTGTGCACGCGCTGAGCAGCGCCGAGCGGAATCGACTTGATCAATGTCACCTGCTCGGCCATCAGGACCTGCATCGTGGTGCCTGTCGGTGCCGTCCGAATTTCCTGCCGCAGCGCGCGGGACAGGTCGGCCGAGTACTGCATCCAGGCCGCCTCGTCACGCCGGTTCACCTCGGACAGCATTTCGGCGGCTGCGCGCTCGGCCCACGGCGTCAACGCCTCAGCGTATCGCCGCAGAAGCTGCTCAATCGTCGGCAGTACGCCGGGATCGCCAGGCGGAAAGCCATTTACCAACGCGCCCACCTGCTGAGCGACCTGCCGGAGCTGCGTCCGATACACCCTTTCGGGTCCGCTGGTCTTCACCGGGTTCCGGTGGCGTTTCCGGTCGAATGTTCGGGTCGTCGCCATCAGGTAGTTCCATCTCCGGCGAGGGCGGCGGCTCGTTCTCCGCTTCCTCGATCGCCTCGTCCGTGATGCTGGTAAAAACGCCGGTCGTGTGGCTCGACTGCCGCAATTCCTTCATGGCGGTCGGCTTGTCCACCAGGTCGGCGTCATAGGCCGCCACCACGGCGTCCGTTGTCGTCTTCGCGTTGTTGGCTTTCTCGGTGTCGGAGAGCTGCCAGAGCGACGTGAAGGTGAAGGCGAAGCCCTCGGGCGGCGGCTTGCCCAGCTCAGAGCGCACCAGCACCTCGTACAGGCGGGTCAGCGGCAGCCGCAGGCGGCGCTCCTGCTGCTGCTTCACGTTGTCGTAGTAGGTGCGCAGGTCCGACTCACCAGTGCTGTTCAGGCCAGCTGGGGACTGGCCGAACAGGCGCACGAGCGGGATGCCCAACGCTCCGGACAACTGCTGACCGAACTGCAACAGCACGTTGTCCAAGCCCGAGAACGTGTACTGGTGCGTCTCGAACTTGTCGCGCGAGTCGACCAGCGTCATGCCCTCGTTGGTCTGGAAGCGCCGAATCATCTCGACGTTCTTCAGCAGACCTTCGAGCGCCGGGCCGCCCGCTGCGATGATGTCGCGCAGCTTGTCGATGGTCAGCGTACGCAGATGCGCCTTGTAGACCAACTGGGACACGCCCAGCGTGGTGCTGTCGAAGGCAGTCAGCCGGTCGACAAGCCGCTCGACCACCGACTGACCCCAAAGGTTTTCCGTAATGCGCTGCCAATACGGCAGTTCAACGCCATCGATCCGGATCACCCGGGTGTAGTGGATGCGCATGCGCGAAAGCGCCATGCTGTCGGCCACCACGTCGTAGTAGCGCGGCATGCCCATATCCGGGCCGAATTCCTTGACCAGGTCGTTCAGGGATGGCTGCACCAACCACCGGTCCAGCACATAGATGCCCTTGAATTGGTCCTTCGCGATGGAATCCAGTTTCAGCGGCGTGGACATGTCCTGGCCGTCGATCAGCATCACGCCCAGCGCGCCGCCATACAACCGGCCCCACTTGATCGTGTCGTTGATCCTGTCCCACAGGCCCATGCGCTCGAAGGCGGCATTGAGCTTGTCGCGGTCGGCCGGGTCCAGATCGGCGTTCAGCTCCGTTCCGGCGCGCGTCATGTCGTCCGCAACGACGTCCACGGCCTGGCCAACGATCCATGAGGACCGGTACATGGCCTCGATCTGGACCCGGTTGCGGCTTGTGAAATCGAAGCCGTAACCGTACTGCGCCGCCTGGTTGTTCGTGCCCAGACCGACGCGCGCCTCGAAGTTCTGGAAGCTGTCGTTGCTGGACCAGCGCTTGGCGTTGGCAGAGGCGGCCACCTTCTCGCGGTGGTCCCGCTGCAGCGCTTTGCGTTGGTTTCGGTTCATTGTGCGAGCTTTGCCCAGGTTTCGATGGAGTGGTCGCCCGGCGCGTAGCACATGATCAGCGCGTCGGCGATGTTCGGCGACGGCCTCGGGCCGCCTGGCCGGTTCGGCTTTGCCAAGTCTTTCTTGCTTTCGACCTTCACACGGCCGTTATCGTCAAACTGCCGGCGCGGCGTGGCCAGCTCGTCGATCAGCTTGTCCAGGTACGGGCAGGCGCTGTCGAGGCTGATCAGCTGGTCCGAGGGGAACTGCATGCCGCGCTTGACCGCGTTGTAGGTGTTGCGGAACCGGTCAGCCACCATCCACCAGGCCTGCGCCTTGATGTTGGAGAACATGTCCTTGTTCGTGATGTTCGGCTGTTGGTAGATCTCGTCCGGTTCCCAAACGACCGCGCCCGCGTTGAACTTCTCGTAGAACACCGGCGTGTTGTCGCTGTCCGCTCGCCGGGCCTCGTTCAGTTCGCCGAACTTGGCGCCCGCGGTGGCACCGACGCCGATGGAGTCGTACCGGATCGAGGCGCCACGGTCCCGGGCCTCGGTATAGGTGCGGCTGCAGCTCTGCAGTAGCTCGTCCTCTCCGGCCTTCCATTCATCAGCCCACAGCACGACAGAGCCATGGGCGAAGACGTTGGCGCACTTGTCCGCGCCGCCGTCGGCCACGTCGAAGCCCAGGCGCCGCGCGCCGGCAGGACCGAAGCCCAGCGCCTTGTGCGCATCGATGGCAGCCAGCAGCCAGGAACGCTTGATCACCGCGCCCTCGTCGTCGTCCTTCGGCACGCCCAGGTAGATATGGGCGAATTCTTCCTCGTCCTCCGCCCGCGCCGCGTTAATCACGGCCAGCATCGTGTCCGACAGGAACGGGTTCTCGTCGTAGTTGATCAGCCGCTTGACGGTATTCGGCGGCGGGTTCAGCACGAAGCGCCGGTAGACGAAGTCCGTGGCCAGCTTCGGGTTGAAGATGATCCAGATCTGCGACCCGGCCTTCCGGATCGTAGGCTCCAGCACCTTCCACTGCTCTTCGGTCAGATTGTGTGCTTCCTCGATCCAGAGGATGTCGATGCCTTCCAGCGACTTGATTTCGTCGATGGAGCGCCACAAGCCATAGAACAGGAACTCGCTCTCGGTCTCCCGCCCGATGATCTTGTTGTCCAGGATGCGGAATTGGCTGGACAGCCCGAACCGGCTGATCTGCGCCTTCAGCAGCGTGTAGACCGATTCCTCGATCTTGTTCTGGAACTGCCGCACGCACAGCACGCGCAGCTTGTAGTTCGACGTCAAGAACGTGGCGAAGCCGGCTGCATCCCATGACTTCGTCGAGGCCCGGCCACCGTACAGCACGCGGTTGCGCGCTGGCTTCATCCAGAACGGCCGCAGGGCCGGATTAAGCGTCGGCCGCGTCGGTGTCGTTGGACTCGCCATAGAAGTGGTTCAGGCCAGCAGGCGCCGGCTTCTTGCCGCGGCTGGCATCCTCCAGCGCTTCCTTGTTGGCGCGCAGCAGGTTCAGCCCGATCTCGCTGGCGCCGTTCGCCATCTTGGTCAGCGCCTGGACGCCCAGCAGCTGCTGCATGCTCTTCGTTAGAGGCTCAGCATCGTCGACCTTCTCGACCTGCTGCGCGGCAATGCCAGCGAGCCGGTGCGCGGTCATGGCGCCATAGCGAGCGGCGCCGGCCAAGTGCTCCGAGATGTCTTTCAGCGAATCAGCCAGCGACCGTGCAGCCATCTGTTCCGAAACATTAAGTTTGGAAAGTGCGCGTTCAGTCTCAACTATCTGATTCGCAACAGTTTTTATCGTTTCGGTTCGTTTTGAAAACCGTATCGATATGGCCGTTTTGCTTATGCCGTATTCCCTGGCCAGTGCAGACGTGGACTCGCCAGACAGCAGGCGCTTGCCGATCGTCTCCCACTGAGCGTCGGTCAGTTTGGATGGACGACCCATGATAAATCCCAAGGAAAGGGGCAACCTGCCCACCGCCGAAAATGCCCTGCAGCCCCACAGCCGCCCGCAGGTAGGAGACCGGCTTGTCACCGCGTCAGGTTGCTGCCGGTGTTTTACCCCACCTCCGGCCGGGGGGCGATTCCAAATTCTTGTGCCAAACTTCCCGATCGTCCTAGGAGATAAGGAAAATGACTGAGCGGTCCAATATCGACGTCTTCAACGATCACGTATCCCAGGTCTTTGCACTGCTTTACGAAAGCTTTCCAACCCCGCGAGACATAGACTTTCAGTCATTCACTTACGAGGATCTGCCGGAAGAAAACCGCGAGATGGGAACCGTCCCAGAGAGCATGTACGAGCCTGCGATGCACGCAGTCGGATGGCTGATCCAAGAGGGTTACATCAGATGCGAGACATCGAGCATCGACGGAGGCTTCTATCTTGTACAACTCACCGGGAAAGGGTTGGCAACCCTCCAATCGGTGCCAGCATCGCTGCAAGGAACGACCTCGATCGGTCAGAGGATTAGCGAAGCCGTGAAGACGGGCTCAAAAGAGGTCGCTCGCAAGATGGTGACCGAAGCCATATCCTGGGGCTTCAAGCAGCTCAGTTCTTGATTCAATGAAAAAAGCCCGTGTCGGCGGAGACCGATGCGGGCAGCAGGGATACGAACACTCAACGAAAAAGCCCCGCCGGCTGTGATCCGGGCGGGGCTTGGCTGAGTCTGGGTGAAATCTACATCGCTTGTTTGAAAAACGCAAGGGGATTATTGCCGCTATCCCTTACGCAGCAACACTTTCCGCCGACTCACACGCTGTACGGTCTGGCACGATGCCGTGCGCAATGAACGACGGCTCCAGCCGCTCGATCGCCAGCGCCTCTAGCGCGCGGAAGTTCTTCTCCATCCAGCGCGCCGCGCGGAAGACCTTGTCCGTGCCGATCTTCGCCTTCTCCCCCAGATCCCGCAGGCTGTAGCCGTCACGCTGCTTGCGTGGCAGGTAGTGTCGGATGGCCAGGTCGGTCAGCAGGCCCAGCGCCGTGATGCCGCAGGACCGGCGCGCGTACAGGGCCAGGCGCTTGCAGCCAGCCAGCTTCTCGGGGCCGTGCGCATAGCGCGCCAGCACCACGGCGTACTCGGGCGACGGCAGGCGGGTCTTCGCTGCGTCGGTGATCATGGCGTACTGAGCCCGTACCTCGTCCATGCTAAGCCGGTCCTCTTCGTATGCCCCGCCGCCAGGGCCGCGCAATTCGGCCAGCCACTTCTCCTGAGCGGCGGTTGGCTCGTCGATCGCCTCAAGCAGCTGGACCAGCATGTTGCGGAACGGAGCCTTCTGGCGCGGCGGCAAGGACAGCACCAGGTAGGAGACGTGCAGCGCGTGCGAGACGTCTGCGAACAGCGGTTTATCGGTCATTTCTTTTCCCCGTAAGACTGGCAACGCTTGCCGTGATTCCTTCTTTTGCCGCCCGGCAGCAGCTTCTTGCATACCGTGTGCGTGGTGCCCATCAGGCGGGCGGTCTTCTCGTAGACGCAGCCCTTGCAGCTGCGCGCCTCGTTCTGTTCATAGACCTCGGCCGGATCGCGGTACATGTAGGCCGGCAAGGTCATGCGGGCACCTCACAACCTATCGGTTGTATTTCGGATTTACAACTTATCGGTTGTGTCACCGCATGCGCGTCCAGTCCGCACAGCCAGTCCAGCGAGCAGTCCAGCACCTGGGCCATTGCGATTGCAGCGTCGACGGTAGGCAGGCGCGAGCTGTCTTCGTAAAAGTAGATCGAGCGGAAGTCCACCCCCGCCCTTTCGGCGAAATCGCGCACGGACAGGCCGCGCTCCAGTCGCGCCCGCTTGAGCCGCTGGCCGAACACCGCGCCCTGGGTCCCCCTGCGGTGCGTCAGCATGCTGGCACCCCATCGAACGAGACCCCGAAGTCGTTGGCGGCGCTGGCCTGCACCTTGGTAAGGTATTCGCCAAACTCGCCGACAGTGAAATCCTTCGTGGACTTCCGGCGCGTCACGAGGCGCCCGCTGGGCAGGCGGATTTCCTCGCGCGGAGCGAACTCCTCGGCGAAGTGCTCGTGCCAGGCGGCGGTTCCGTACTGCTCACCATCTACCCAAGCCTGTTCCGCAATATCCCGCAGGACGACGCCGAAGTAGTAGGCGTTTTGCTCAGCGGTGCGGCGCCGCTCTTCGGACGTGACGATCAGGCGTATCGGCGTGCCCTTCTCCACGCAGGCGCGGGCATTGGCCTTGATGAAGGCCGTCACGAAAGGCCAGATGCCCGGCGACTTCAGCACGAACTCCTTGTAGAGCGCAGCCATGGTCAGGCCTCCGGGCGCGCCAGCCGGACTCCTTTCCAGCGCGGGCAGCTCGACGCGCGATGGCCGAAGCCGCCGCAGTAGGTGCAGTAGCCGTTCCAGTTCTTGTTCATGACTTGCCTCCTATGCAAAAAGTCCGGCCTGCACCAGATCGGCCTCGATAGCCGTCACCGTGACAACCAGGCGCCCTTCCCCGTCCGGCTCTGCCCGCTCCGCCGTGATCCGGCGCACCCAGCGGTCATCCTCGAACACGACGCCCTTCAGCGCGTCCATCAACACCTTCTGTGCGTTGTCCAGGTCGATGCACTGCACGGTGTCGTCCCACGCGGCGCCGTCGCGGCGCATGCGCTTCTGCCAGTCCTGCGGACGGTTCGGGTAGAGCGTGTAGGAGACGGCCACACGCCCGACCAGCGGCGAGCGGATCCCGGCCGCCTTGGCCAGCCAGCCCACTTCGGACTTGTAGGCCTTGGCCTCGGCACTCAGCGTCGTCACCGGCGCCTTGAAGCCCTTCGGCATGTACGTGCGCCAGTAGCGGTTTGCGCTCACGGGATATGGGAGGGTCAGAACGATTTTGGTCATGGCGTACCCGTTGCTGCGTATGTTTTCCGTTGCGGATCAGAGATCTGCGGCGATGCCGCGCTTACGGACGGCCGGGCCATGGCTGAGCATCGGCAGCGGACCGGTCCATTCGTCGAACTTCGTCACCGCGCCGCGGTACAGTAGCGGCACGTCGCAGAGCGCACCGTTCCGGTTCTTCCGGATCAGCAGCTCGGCGTAGCCCTTCAGTTCGTCGTTGTTCGGGTCGTACATCTCCGGGCGGTGCACGAAGATCACGACATCGGCGTCCTGTTCGATGTCGCCCGAGTCGCGCAGGTCAGAGAGGATCGGTTTCTTGTCCGGGCGCTCTTCGTTCTTGCGGCTCAGCTGCGCCAGCGCGATCACCGGGATGTTCAGTTCCTTGGCCAGCGACTTCAGGCCGCGCGAGTAGGCGCCGATCTGCTGGGTGCGCATCTTTTCCTCGCCGCCAGACATCAGGCCCAAGTAGTCGACGATCAAGGCGTCCAGGCCGAATTTGCGTTTGTGCGCCTTGGCCTTGGTCCGGACCTCCAGCAGCGTCATGGCCGGCGTGTCATCGATTGCGAACCGCATGTCGCCCATCAGCTGGATGGCGTGCGTCAGGCGCGGCCAGTCACCGTCGCCCAGCCGGCCGCTCAGCAGCGCCGACAGGTGGATGCCGCCGCGGTTCGCCGCCGCGCGGGCGACCAGCTCCTGGTCGGACATCTCCATCGAATCGAGCAGCACGCTGCGGCCGGCATCAGCCATGTTTAGGCCGATGTCCGTGGTCAGTGCCGTCTTGCCCATCGATGGGCGGCCGGCAACGATGATCAGGTTGCCATCGTGGAAGCCGCCATTCAGCGCGCGATCGAGCGAGCCAATGCCGGTGGGAACGCCCGGCTCGACGCGGCTGTGGTACCGCTCGTCGACGCGCTCCACGAAGTCGGTCATCAGGTCGTACAGCATCTTCGGCCCGCGCTGCACACCGACCTGGGCCAGTTGCCCCAACAGGCCTTGTGCCTTGTCGACGATCTCGGCGCCCTTCATCGGCCCCGGCGTCTCGACGAGCTCCAGCACCTTGCGCGCGGTAGCGGCGGTGTCACGCAGCAGCGCCCGGTCACGCACGATCTCGGCATAGCGGGCGATGTTGGCCGCGCTGGGCGTGTTCTGCGCCACGGCGTTCAGGTACGACAGCCCACCCACCCGCTCGGCGCGGCCCTCGACCTGCAGCTGCTCGAACACGGTCAGCACGTCGGCTGGCTTGTTCGCCGACACCAGGCGCACGATGGCGCCGTAGATCACGCGGTGGTCGTCGCGGTAAAAGTGCGCGGCGTCCAGGCCGCTGATGCGGTCGATCGCATCGTTGTCGAGCAGCAGGCCACCCAGCACGGCCTGCTCGGCTTCGACGCTGTGCAGCACGCGGGCCTGCGGGAAATCGTCGGGTCCGTTCATGCGGCCACCTGCTCGTGGTACCGGCCTTCGCGGATCTTGGCGAAGTTCTCCGACTTCACGATCCAGTCGAGGCTGGCAAGGAAAGGCTTCCGACCGGCGCTAGCGCTACGCCCGGTGAGGAAATCGGACTCGGCAACGTAGCCGAAAAACTTGCGCCAGTAGCCCAGGTCCTGACGCTTCGGGTCTTCGTTCCATCGGGCTCGCAGAGCCTGGGCACGAGCGGGCGTCCACTCGCGGATGCCAGGGCACATCGGCAGCAGCTCGTGGTACAGCGCCACGATGGCCTGATGCGGGCAATCCGGCTTTGCAGGTTTGGGTTGCTTCCCCTGCGCCGGGATGCTGAGGTCGGCAGCCGGTTGGCTGTCGACGACCACCACGTTAGTGGTGGTTATATGTTCTTGTTCTTGTTCCTGTTCTTGTTCTTGGTTTCGAAAGGGTTGGTGTAACCCTTCTCCAAGGGTTTCGAAAGGCTTCCAAACATCGACAGGAAAACGGGGGGCAAAATCCCTCAGAGCCCGCGCCAGTATTGACTTTACCAAGGATGAGTCGGGCACCGCTTCGAACAGTCGGACCGCCGCCTTGGCCTGATTCGGGTTCTCAATCTCGTTCCAGCGCAGGAACTTGTGGATGACAACCCATTTCGAGCCTTCATCACGGGTTGCGAAACCCTTGTCGAACAGTTTCTGGAACCCTTCCGAAACCCTTTCCAGCGACCAGCAAAGATCTTCCATGACATACCCATCGGGCAGGCGGAAGCAGCCGATCTGGTTGGTGTGAGGACCGGTCAGCAGATAGAGCGCGAGCATGCGGCCGTCGTCGCCCAGTTCTGCCGTGTCGGCGCTGGTCCAGAAGGACGTGTGCACCTTTCCGTAGTCACGCATTCTGCTACCTCAATCCCTGCGCGGCGCCTGGCTGGCCAGCAGCTCGGCGACCGCCTGTTTGGTCTCGACGCACAGCTGCATGCGCACGTCCCGGGAGTTGGCCAGGGTCATGCGGTGCAGCAGCTCATTAATCCACGCGATATGCGCGCGCTGCGCTTGCTGTGCGTCCATGGTTGTCCTCAGTGCTTGGTGCTGTTCTGCTCTTCGAGCAGGTCGTCGTAACCGACCGCCTTGAACGCTGCGGCGACGCGCGGATCCTGCATGGCCTTGGCCAGCGCCTTGGTCAGCTGAATGTCGTCTCCACCGCTCTGCTCTACCGCTTGCTGCATGACCTGCAGGGCCAGCTTGTTTGCTTCCGAATAGCTCATGCACCCCTCGCGGCCAGCACTGCTTCCATGATGGTCAGGGCCCCTCGGTGCATGAGGTACTGGCTCAGAATCCGGTTGCCCAGGACGCGCTCGACGTCAGCGATCTTCTCGGCCGGCAGAGAGCGGCGAGGGTTGCCCTTGGCATTCAGGGGCTCGCGTTGGAAGTAGTCGCTGACGTGGGAGGGATACAGGTCGGCCTGAGCGGCCAGTGCCTGGAGCGTCAGCCCAGGCTGTGCGCGGCGGTCCCAAGCCAGCGCGCAGGCGTCGCGGAAGGTTCCGCAGCCAGCAATCTCGGCATCCGACAGAAAACGCCCTTTGCCGCTATCAAAAAATCCCTGAGACCCAATACCGGCGCCGGTTCCCGGCTGTTCGGCTACCCGCATTTCTTCTTCTCCTGATTGGGAAAATCAATCAATTCCACAGTTGCTTCCACAGTTGGCCGGAGGGCCAAATAAAGGCGTCGATTACGACGCCTTTTGTTCAAGCCTGGACGGCTGGCACTTCGGACTTCGGAGGGTTCAGAAAGATGTCGGGGTGCGCCAGCTTGATAGCTGGCGGAATGCCCCGCTCTTTCCAGTTGTGGACGCGTTGCACACCGCCCTTCGTCTTGTCGAAGCCAAGCAGCTCCGCAACCTTGGCGGGGCCGCCAAGGCGATCAATCAGTTCACGGTCCATATCGGTAGAGGCAACGGGTTCCATGGCCATATTAAACACTACGTTTAACAAAAAGGCAAACGCCTTGTTTATCAACGATATGTTTACTTGTGAGACCATCGCGCGCATGCACGCAACGATGGTTCGCCTCTATGAGGCAGTACGCACCCTGAGAGGGCTCTCCGAGACGCCCACGCCGACCGACATAGCGAAGGCGCTCAACCAATCCCAGCAGACGATCAACAACTGGGAGCGCCGCGGCATGTCTCGACCAGGAATGATCGAGGCGCAGAAACTGATCGGCTGCAGCGCCACCTGGCTGCAGACTGGCAAAGGGTCGATGGTCTACGACGCCAGCCTGGAGCCGGCGACTGATGTGGACAACGGCCTAAGTGAGCGGATCAGAACGATCCTGGCGGATCCCGAGGTCAAGCCATATGCTTTGGCAAAGGCCGCTGGCGTTACCCAGGACACACTGGCTCAGTGGGAGTCTGGTGTGGTCAAGACGATCCGGCTCGACCAGGCCGTGGGCATTCAGGACGCCTTTGGTTACAACGCAGTCTGGCTGGTCATGGGGAAGGGACAGCCCCGCGCTGCCGTGTTCGATGATCCCCGGCCCAAGGCCTTGCCGCCAAAGGTGGCCAAGCCCAAGAAGAAGGCGGAAGACGAGCCGTCCGACCCGACGCCGCTCACCTATCTGGCAAACACAGCGAAGTACCGGCCGATTCCGGTAGTAGGACGCGCGCAAGGCGGCCTGCCAGACCGGATCTGGACCGATGGAGACTATCCGGTGGGAGCAACGCAGCAGTTCGCGGAGGTGGCCAGCGCCGATCCGCAAGCATTCCTTACGCCTGTCGTGGGCTTGTCCATGATTCCGCGCTATAACCCGGGCGAGTTCGCGCTCGTGGAGCCGGGCACCGAGCCGGAGCTTGAAGACGACGTGCTCGTCCGCCTGAACACTGGCGAAACCATGATCAAGCGTCTGCTCTCGCGGCGCCAGGGCATCAGGCTCGGCAGCTACAACGAATCCGAGGTATTCACCTTCGACCCACAAGAGATAACGTGGATGTACTACATCGCCCACCCGGTGCCGGCCCGGAAGATCAAGAACCGACTGTAGCCAGACCGCACGGCCATCAGTCTCCAACCTGCCACGCGCAGGTTTTTTTTGGCCCTCGATTAAACAATTTGTTTGACAACATGTTAAACGCGTTGTTTAATGACTCCATCAACTCACCGATGGAGTGATCGTGAAACACCTCAAGCGCTACGCGCGCATCTTCCGCAAGCAAACCGTCCGCGCTGACCAGCGTACGGCCGTGGTGATGGCCGAAGGCCTGTTCTGGTCCGTCGTCGGTGAGTTCACCACCCCGGGCTACGGCCACACGCCGGCATTTCAGGCAGCTGACATCGCCATCGTCTTCGAAGACGGCAGCGTGTCTTCGTCGATGGTCGACAACCTGTCCGCCGACTTCATTGCTCACCTGGAATTGCTGGCCACCTACTCCCTCGAGAACAGGGAGGCAGCGTGAACACGGCGGCCGAAACCATCAACGCCTATGGCACCTCCGCCGAGATCGCCTTCATCGACGATCTGGCCCGCAAGCCGCAGGCAGCCATGCTGCTCTCGAACTACGTTGCCGCCGCGCAGAAACGCGTCAGCTGGGGCGCGATCAACCGCGAGCACGTCATCGAATACGCCAGCCTGATGCTGGGCAACGCCCAAGCCGCGGCGAAGACCTCCACTCGTGTAGCGAGGGCGGCATGAACCTCTATGCCTTCCTGGTTGGCTTGGCCATCTACATCGCTGCGCCGCTGGTCGCTCTGAGCGTGGTGCTGATTAACGCCTGGGTGACGCCGTGAAGCCGCGCAACGACCCCGCCATCAACCGCAACAACCACTGGCTCGCCGTCGCCGCGCTGGTCGCCTTCGGCTTCGCCCTGGTGGAAATCGCCGTGGAGCTGCTGGCATGACATACGACCCCGACACCAACCAGCTGCTTGCGCTGGCGAAGCGCAAGCGCTCGATCGAATACGCATGCGCTGCCGGCTTCTGCGTGGCCGCGCCCATCGTCTGGTTTGTTGCCGTCGCCCTCCGCGCCGGCGCCTTGTTCTGACCTTTTCGCACCTGGAGACCACCATGGAAAACGCCACCCCGAAGATCGACATGCAGGAAGTCGAATCGTCGCAGATTCACAGCATCGGCCACAACGCCGACACCGGCACGCTGGCCATCCGCTTCCGCGACCGCCGCACCAACCTACCCACGTGGCTCTACCACTACAGCAACGTCCCGGTTGCCGACTTCGAGGCCTTCCGCGACGCCGAGTCGAAGGGCTCGTACTTCGGCAAGCACATCAAGCCGTACGACAAGAAGTACCCGTACGTGAAGGTCGACGCCGCGCCGGCCGCCTGAACCTCGCCCATCACTAGGAGAACCACGATATGTCCGCCGAAGTCGCCGAGCGACCGACCACCAACCGCAGCCTCGTCGCGAAGTTCGCCGATCGCTACAGCATCGATGCCAACAAGCTGCTGCAGACGCTGAAGGCCACGGCTTTCCGCCAGCGCGGCGACCAGGTGATCACCGACGAGCAGATGGCAGCGCTGCTGATCGTCGCCGACCAGTACAAGCTGAACCCGTTCACGAAGGAGATCTACGCCTACAACGACAAGGGCGCGATTGTTCCGGTGGTGTCGGTGGACGGCTGGGCGCGGATCATCAACGAGCACCCGGCGTTCAACGGACTGGAGTTCCGATACTCCGACGAATTCATCACGATGCCCGGCGGCAAGCCCTGCCCGGAATGGTGCGAGGTAGTGATCTACCGCAAGGACCGCGAGAAGCCCACGATCGTGCGCGAGTTTCTGGACGAGACGTACCAGGAGCCGCGCGGCGAAAAGAAGATCCCGGGACCGTGGCAGAGCCACACCAAACGCTTGCTGCGTCACAAGGTGCTGATCCAGGGTGCGCGTATTGCATTCGGCTTCGCCGGCATCTTCGACGAAGACGAGGCCGAGCGAATCGTGGAGCGCAACATGGGCGCTGCCGAACCGGTGGCCCAACCTACTTCCCGCGTGGCCATGCCGCAGGCTAGACCGAAGCAGGTCGCCAATCAGCCAGCCGACGTGATCGAGCAGCCGGTGCAGCGCACGCGCCAGCCCGTCGCCCAGCGTCAGCAGGCCACGGAAGACGCCCGGGACGTCGTATCGACGGACACTGCGCCAGCCGAGGCCGATCTGGCTACCGACGGCGAGAAGCAATACGTGCGCACAAAGCTGTCGGCTGCCGGCATCCCGGTGCAGGAAGCGCTCGACGCGCTGGGCCTGTCCACCGCCGACACGCTCGATGGCCTGACCCGCGACGCCTTCGTGGCGCTGCAGGACTACATCAAGGAGAACTGCTGATGTCGGACCTGCACTTCGACGAGGCCACGCACACGTACACCGTTGGCGGAGTGGTCGTGCCGAGCGTGACGCAGATCCTCGCGCCGCTGAACGACCTGTCGTTCATCAAGCCGGACGTGCTGCAGTACAAGCGCGACCTCGGCACCGCCGTCCACAAGGCGACCGAACTGCATGACCTTGGCGAACTCGACGAGGACAGCGTCGCCGACGTGGTGCGCCCGTACCTGGACGCATGGATCCGCCTGCGCCGCGAGACGAAGCTGGAAATCCTCGGCATGGAGAAGCGCGTCTACCACCCGGCGCACCGTTACTGCGGCACGTATGACCGCCTGGTGAAGTTCGACGGTCGCCGCTGCATGTGGGACCTCAAGACGGGCGCCATGTACCCGAGCTACGGCCCGCAGACCGCCGCCTACAAAAACGCCGAGGAAAAGGAGAGCGGCAAGCGCATCGAGGGCCGCCACACGATCGAGCTGCGCGACGACGGCACCTACCGCATCCACGAGATGAAGGACCCCGACGACTGGGCGGTCTTTCTCTCCTGCCTGACCCTCCACAACTTCCGCAACAAGCATGCCGCCTGAGCGCGGCACCGGAGAACGAGACTATGTCTGATACCACGAACACCCAAGGCTCCGTTGCCTACGACGCCAGCGACGCCGTTGTGCTGGGCACAAAGGCCCAGCGCATGCTGACTACCGCTCAGGGCTACGCCATCGACAGCCCGACCATGTACGAGCTGGCCGCCGAAGACCTGCGCGCAGTGAAGCTGCTCGCTAAGGACGTGGAGGAAAAGCGCACAGCCATCACCGGCCCGCTCAACCAGGCGGTGAAGGCGGTCAACGACCTGTTCCGCGCACCGAAGACGTACCTGGAACAGGCCGAGTCGACCCTCAAGGGCGCGATGCTGAACTACGACCGCGAGCAGCAGCGCAAGGCGGACGAGGCTCGCCGTGAAGCCGAGCGCCGGGCGCGCGAAGAACGCGAGCAAATCGAGGCCAACGCCCGTGAAGCTGCCCGGCGTGCAAAGGAAGAAGCAGACGCCATCGCCGCCGAAGCAGCGGAGGCTGCCGCCCAGGGCAATACGGAGAAGGCCGCCGAACTGGAACAACAGGCCATGGCCACCGCCGAGGCTGGCGCCAACGAAGCGCGTTCGCTGGCCTTGTCCGCCGAGCTGGTCACTGCCGCGCCGACGCCGATCCCGACCGCCGCTCCGAAGGTGTCCGGCCTGTCGACCCGCCAGAACTGGAAGGCGCGCCTGACCGACAAGATGGCTCTGATCAAGTTCATTGCCGCGCACCCAGAGCACCAGCACCTGCTGGACGTCAACCAGTCGGCAATCAACCAGCTGGCCAAGGCCCAGAAGAACGCCATGAACCTGCCGGGCGTCGAGGCGTATCCCGACGCCGTGATGTCGGCCCGCGCGGCCTGATCCCCTTCCACCACCGGAGCCAATCGAATGCTCGAACTCGAAACCCAACTGGTCAAGGTCATGCACGTGAACGTGCGCAACGAGAAGCACGGCGACGAGCCGGTGCTCGGCATGGACCTGCGCTGCCGCGCCATGCTCTCCAACGACGACTTGGCTATGTTCTCGCCCACGCTGAAGTCCAGTTTCTACCACAAGGACGACAGCGTGCAGGGCGACCTGGTGACGGACAAGCACTACTTGCCGAACCTGAAGAACCCGAAGATCGGCCCGATCAAGTGGGACGGCACGTGGGAACACCAACTGCTGACCGTGATGAACAAGGTCAGGAAGGAGGACGACATTGTCCTGACCGACGTGCGCATCAAGAAGCTGGTGTTCGACATGAAGGAAGGCGGCACCGTGTTCGCCGACTTCACGGCGCAGGCGCACCCCGACGAGAAGACCGCCGCGCGCGTGATCGCGCTGCTCGGTCAGGAAGTACACATGTGCCTGGGCGTCGACGAGGACGCGCAGGAAGCGATCGACGACTGATCAACGGGGGAAAGCGGATACCTCGGCCAAGGCCGTCGACCTGCACGGCGGCGCAGCGAGTACCCCACCTTTTCAACGGGCGGACGGCGGCGGGACAACGCCGAGTCCCGAAAAACAGCGTGCGACACCTTCTCCTTTTCAGGCCAGTCGCCGGTCTGCCCACCCTACATAGCGAGATCAGATTGCCCACTCACATCACCAAACGCATCGCAGCCGCTGCCCCTGACCGCTCAGACACCCCGGAAGGCCACCTTTTCCAACTGTTCGGAAGCGGCGACGAGCATGTCACGCGCACGACGGGCTGCGGAGGCGGCGTGGTGCGCGGCTTTCTTTCGCTCGTCCTCAATGTGGATGTCCTGACTGCCGGCAAACACGGACAAGACGTGAATCGCGAGTTCCAAACTACCTTGGCCACTCGCCAACTTATACGCACAGTCCCCTGGAAGCGGTATCAACATCTCGATATCGGCCCTATCAATCCGACCCAAACTCACGAGCAACTTTTCGAGCTCTGTGAAGGTCTCCTTCGAGCATCCAGCCTTCGCGGCAAACTCCAAGCTTTCCATGACGACTTCCACATCGCTGGTCATTCGCCTGACAGTAATTCTGAAGGTGGAAGCAGCCAGCTTTGCCTGGAGCCAAGCGGCTCGTTTTCTGCGCAATCCATCGGAAAGCGCGATCGCAACCGCCACTACAGCAGCTGCAATCGTACCGATAGCGGAAAACCAATCCGCGGCCTTCTCACCGCGCATGGCCTCCGGCCAGATCGACCAAGTGAACGCGCCCACTGCGGTCAGTCCCAGAAGCCCCATTGCGCAGTAGAAGAAGCATTCAGCGAGAACTTTCAAACGGTCCAACATAACCCGCCCCCTTTTTTGGGAGGCATCCTAGCATGAGCACTTCCATCATTAAGCGCGAATACAACAGCTTCGGCTTCTGCTGCGGCTTGGGCGGCGGCGCCAAGGGCTTCAAGAAGGCGGTTTCCCGGGTCGGCAACATGATCGGCACCTGGCGCTGCATCGGCGGCATCGACAACGACCCGGCCGCCGCGCGCGACTTCGAAACGCTGGTGGGCGTGCGGTGCACGGTGATGGACCTCTTCACCCGCGAGCAGTACACCGCCTTCCACGGCACCGAACCGCTGGATGGCTGGCGCGAGGCCACGCCGAATGACATCGTTCGAGCTGCAGGCCACCAGCACCCGCACTGCGTGTTCATCTCCAGCCCGTGCAAGGGCGCATCCGGCCTGCTGTCCGAGACCCTGAGCCGCACGCCCAAGTACCAGGCGCTGAACGAGCTGACGCTGCGCTGCGTCTGGCTGATGTGCGAGGCGTGGAAGGATGACCCCGTCGAGCTGATCGTGTTCGAGAACGTGCCACGGCTGGCCACTCGCGGCCGGCACTTGCTCGACCAGATAGGCCAGATCCTGCGGCACTACGGCTACGCGGTGAACGAGACGACGCACGACTGCGGCGTGATCGGCGGGCTGGCCCAGAGCCGCAAGCGCTTCCTTCTGGTCGCGCGGCACACCGCCAAGGTGCCGGCCTTCCTGTACGAGCCGCCCGTACGGCGTCTGCAAGGCGTCGGTACCGTGCTGGGCCGCATGCCGCTGCCAGGCGCCACGGCCGGTGGCCCGATGCACCGTGTGCCGGCGCTGCAGTGGAAGACGTGGGTGCGCCTAGCCTTCGTCGAGGCCGGCAGCGACTGGCGCAGCCTGAACAAGCTTGCCGTGCAGGATGGCTACCTGAGCGACTACCTGATCCTGCCCGAGCGCCGTGGTGGCCATCTGGGCGTGGTGGACTGGCACGAGCCGGCCGGTACGGTGGCCGGCGAGTCCCTGCCGACGAACGGGGCGTTCTCGGTGGCTGACCCGCGCGGCCCGGCCGACGCCGCCCAATACCAGCAGTACGGCGTGCTGCGCTGGGGCGAGCCGTCGGGCGCCATCATCGGTGTGAAGTCGCCCGGCCAGGGCACGTTCAGCGTCGCCGACCCGCGCCACGCCGGCACGCCGAAGCACAACAACGAGTTCCGGATCGTTCCATGGGCTGGCGCCGCCGGCGCGGTTACCAGCGCGCACGGCACCGGCCAATGCGTGCAGGACCCGCGCACTGGTGGCGCCAGCACGCACAAGAACGTCTTCAGGGTGACGCCATGGGACGAAGCCGCCGGCACCGTCACGTCTGGGCATGGCCCGAGCAGCGGCGGCGGAAACGTTGCTGATCCGCGCCGCGACGGCCCGACGTTCGGCAAGTACGCTGTGACGCCCTGGAACGAGGCCACCGGCACGGTGATCGCCGGCAGCACCACCGGCCAGGGTGCGTTCGCGGTGGCCGATCCTCGCCCGGGCATGCGACGCGAGCGCGGCGACAACTACCTGACGGGCGGCCACTATGGCGTGGTGGGCTGGGATCAGCCCAGCGGCGCCGTGTCGGCAGCTGCTGGGCACGACAACGGCCGGTGGTCGGTGGCCGACCCGCGCCTGCCGGCCGCCAGCGAGAAGGTGGTGGCGATCATCCGCGCGCTGGACGGCACGTGGCACCGTCCGTTCACCACGCTGGAACTGGCCGCGCTGCAGTCATTGATCGAGCCGGAGGAATATTTGGAACTGGACGGCCTGAGCGATCAGGCCTGGCGCGAGCGCATCGGCAATGCCGTGCCGCCGGACGCGGCCGTGGCCATTGCGGAGGTGATGGGCACCACGCTGATGCTGGCCGAGACGGGCGAGACGTTCCTGCTGTCGTCCACGCCAGTGTGGGTGCGGCCGGTTGCTATTGCGCTGACAGTGGGTCAGCAAGGCGAGGCCGCATGAAGCTCGACCACTGCTACCAAGGCGACTGCCGCGACACGGCTTTACGTGGTCTCGGGCGGCTCCTCGCCAGTGAGGTCGAGATACTCCTCACGCGACATCTCGCCCTCCGTGACCATTTGTCGGGCAAGAGCGATTGCGTCGTCCAACTCCTCCTGAAGAGTCATCTTTCCCTGCGCCCTGCGAACTGCGTTGAAGGTCTCTATCTTGCTTTTGAGACTCTTCGTCAAGACATTGAGCTCGAGCGCCGTCGCAGTGCCGAACTCATCTTGGAGTTTTTTGAAGGTGTTCATCACCGGCCTATCGGCATTCGGACGAAGAACTTGAGGGTGGCCGCCCCGCACGCGGCAGTCCGGGCTCATGCTGGAGCGCTGCTGATGCTACGCGTTGCCAATCTCTTGGCCCTCGAGACCGATGGACACCAGCCCTTCACGCCGCTGGCCGGCCGCCTCGGCTTCTTCGACGTGCCGTCCGACGTTTTATCCCGAATTATTCAGAACCAATAATTTCCATGAAACATTTGATCGAAAACAACCTTGGTGGCGAAGCGGGCTGCGTGCTGTCCGATTGCGAGCAGTACCGGTACCGCCTTTGGCGTCAGTGGGACCGCGACCGGCCGTCTTTGGGCTTCATCATGCTAAATCCGTCGACGGCCGACCACCAGGTGAACGACCCGACCATCACGAGATGCCTACAGCGCGCGCTGGCCGGCCGCAAGTTCGGCGGCCTGGAGGTGGTGAATCTCTTCCCGCTGCGCTCAACGGATCCCGACGGCCTGCTGGCGCACTCAGCCCCTCTCGGCGATCGAGCCGACCGAAACGACGGTGCCATCATGGACGCGCTCGATCGCTGCTCGATGGTCATTTGCGCATGGGGTGCGCACAAGGCGGCGCCCGCCCGCGCGGCGGATGTGCTCGCCATCATCCGCATGTGTGGTCGTGGGGCCCTGCTCTACAGCCTGGGCCTGAACAAGGATGGCAGTCCGAAACACCCGCTCTACATCGCGGCCAGCACCAGGCCGCAGCGATTCAACGCATGACCGGAGCAGCAGCCCGTATTATCGAAACGACCCGGCAACTCTGGGAGCAGCAGATGGACAACCGACTGATGAGCGAGCAGGACCTGCGGGACGTGACGGGCCTGAAGCGTAAAAGCCTGCAGGTGGAGTGGTTCAGGCGTAATTTCGGCGTGACGCCGGTCCAGCGCGCGGACGGCCGCATCATCATGAGCTGGTCCGCCTTCGAAGGCCTCCAGGCCAAGCGCGCAGGCGTGCTGCCGACGTCCGGCGCCGCCGAACGCCCTGCCCTGGTACCTCTCCGGAAAGCCGCATGAACGCACGTCGCCGTACCAGGCCCGACGGCCTGCCCAGCCGCGTCTACAGGAAGAGCGGCAGCTTCTACTGGGTGCATACCGCCGACGGCAAGAACATCTGGATCAAGCTGTGCCGGGTCGATGAAGGGGAAACCCGCATGCTCGAGCGGCTGGTGGAGGAAAAGCGGAAGATCGAGGTGGACGGCGCCGAGGGCAGCATGTCGCGCCTGGTAGCCATCTACATGAAGGGCGAGGCGAGGAAGTACGCGGAATCCTTCCGGGACGAGTGGGAGCGCCGCGGCGAGGACGTTCGGGCCGCCTTCAAGGCATTCGATATACAGCAGGTCGACGCCGGCGCGGTGCTCGACTTCCTCGAGGGGAACTGGCCCGACAAGTTGCCCACCCAGCGCGCCATGAAAGGCTGGCTGTCCAAATTCTTCAGCTGGGCAGTCCTGCGCCGCCACATCGGGGTAAACCCCTGTCGCGAGGTCACGACAAAGAAGCCAAAGGTCCGAAAGGTGTACATACCGCACGATCACTTTCTCGCCATCCGCGCCGCTCTGGCCACCTACACCTACACGCGGACGAAGGACGGCCAAGAGATGAAGCTGGAGGCCAAGGTGCCCACGGGCGCGGAGATGCAGGTGTTCGTCGATCTCTGCTACCTGACCTGCCAGCGCTCGACGGACATCCGCGAGTTGCGGTGGTCGCAGGTGGACCGCCAGGCAGGCGTGATTCACTTCGTGCCCAGCAAGACGGCCGACAGCAGCGGCGAGTCTGTGGACTGGCCGATCACCCCCGAGATCGAGGATGTGCTGCGCCGCGCAAAGGAGCTTCGCCGAGACATGAAAGTGCAGGCCTTGGCGGACGACTTCGTGGTCGTGGATCGGCATGGCCAGGCAAAGACGGCAGCGGCTTGCCGCGACGCGTGGAGGGATGCGATCAAGCGTGCAGAGCTGCCGGGAAAGGACTACACGGTCAAGGATATTCGCGCGAAGGCGCTGACCGATGCGAAGAAGGCGGGGTACGACATCGAGGCGTTGCAGGTCGCTGGCGCGCACACCGATCGATCGACGACAGAGGGGTATATCAAGCAGCGCGAGGTGCCGATCTCCACGGTACACCTACAACTGCCGCATTAAACCAAAACCTAACGCCTGATACCGTACTGCAACAGAACAACCGAACAGTCATCCGAAGGCGATCGCTCGACAGCAAGCCGCTCCAAATCGGCGGCAAGATCTTTCACTTCAGAAGCTCTCGCAGATAAGCCAACAATTTCCTTCTTGGAGACGGTCTCGTAGAACCCATCGGTGCACAGCAATAACCTGTCACCTTCCGTCAAAGTAAAGTGAGTTTTCCACAGCTCGTAAGTTCTACCCGGCCCAATCGCAGACACGAGAACATTGCGACGGTGGTATCTCCGGACTTGATCTCGACGTAGGATGCCCTGGTCCACCAGACGCTGAGCTTCTGTTTGATCCGTCGTGCGCGTCACTAGCCCGGCGCCGGACAAGTGATATAGGCGAGTGTCTCCAACATGTCCGCAGTAGGCAAATCCGGTTTGGAGTTCCACTACACAGAGGGTCAAGGTTGTTGCCATTGACCCTCCCTCTGGTTCTTCAGCAAACAGCTGTTCCACCCCTTCTTTGGCCGCCTCGAAGTAGCTTTCTATGCTTGCGAATGGCGAAGCTAGAAACGTGTCGCTGACTCGGTCCCGTACGCATTGCGACGCGGTCTCTCCCCGATCCGTCCCTCCCACTCCGTCCGCAACGCCAAGCAGCATACGGCCTGCGTCCGTCACGGGAGTCAGGACAGCATCCTCGTTGCCAGACCGGCGACTGCCGGTAAGAGAAAACGTTGCGTATGAATGGATCAAGGCGCTACCAACCCCGCCAGGATGACGGGGGACAATTGAGTTCGAGATACACTAATCGACCATTCAAGATGGCTTATCGCTTGCTCCAATGATACAGCGAGCACAGAAGCCTCGACGAGGAAACGGCGGGCCACTTGCTCGTCCAAAGCGCCGGATGCAAGTTCCACAAACTTGCGCTCCACAAACCATCGATTGTGCGATGTTCCCAAGACGAGAAGCGCTAGCAGCGAAATAGCTTTGTGTTCGGTGTTGCCAAGCTCGAAAAGCTTGGCCAGTTGCCCCGCTAGGACATCACAGTAGTCGAAATCGAACCGCCCCCGCCCGCGAATCACGTAGGTACAGAAGTCGAGTGCAATCGCTGCGAAGACGTCCGCTGAGACGAGAGCCACAGACTCCAGATGCGCCACATTAAGCGCTTTGATCACATTACTAATTGACTTACCCTCAGCCTCATGTTTTTCGAGGAGCAGGATCACCCTTTCCCACTCGTCCAAGCTAAGGTTCGAATTCGCTGAGAGCATTCCGACGACGACGCTTTCCTCGTCCGAAGAGAAGGTCGGCACAAAATGGTCTAACGCGTGGAACAACGCTTCCCGCAACTCCTGAACCGACCGGTAACGTAGCTTTGCGGACGTGCGAGTGCATTTCTCGATCACCTCCCCAATCAAGCCACTGCCGTTGTTTAGATGGCTATATGGAAGGCGATTCCCTGCCACGAAGATATCGTGCAAGATGGCGCCGACCGAATAAATGTCGGCGGCCGATGTTGCGCGTTTGAGGTTTGTAACCAACTCCGGCGCGGCGTAAAACGGGGTCCCACCTGCCGCATCTGTCGCGGTGAGAGTGGTAGTCATGCCATTGGGCGAAGACATGAGACCAAAATCTGAAACTGCGTAAATAGGGGAGCCGTCCCCCGTCGGAAATCGCAGCACGTTCGACGGTTTTAGATCTCGGTGCACGTAGCCAGCCATATGGATAGCCTCGATGCCGTTCAAAACATCGAACAACATACTCTTTACGCGGCCGCCCAAAGCCCTATCGATGCTTAACTCATCAGCCAGAGTGCATTCTGCGAGAGGCATGTAAAAGCAGGGCGGCTCACCTTCGAGATTGGCACCAATGATTGGAACCACATTGGGATGCTTAACGGCTGACTGATACCTTACTTCTCGAGCAAATCGCGCCTTGAGTTGATCCATCCCAAGCTCATCGACGATCGGCTTTTCGGGCTGAAGCGTCTTCATTGCGAGCAAATGCCCATGCTCGTTCCGAACCTTGTAGACGTGCCCGAACCCGCCTTGGCCGAGCTTCTCAATCACGTGCACGGTACCCTCTCCTCTTCGCGATATTAGAAAACTTCTAATATCCACGCTATCTGCGCCACCCGCAGACGGGCAAAAGCCCGCACAACCGATTGATTGTGCGGGCTTTATTCTGGTCGGGGCGAGAGGATTTGAACCTCCGACCACCTGCACCCCATGCAGGTACGCTACCAGGCTGCGCTACGCCCCGAAGAAGAACGAGATTATATCAGAGCCAACAGTATTGGCTAGTGGTTTG